TCTTTATATGATAACGGTTTGAATGTAATTGTTAAATCATTAATTTTTAACGTATCATTGAACACCCATTTGCCACTTTGATCAATTAAGTTTGCTAAGTCAATACCAAACTCGTTTTGTGATTGACAAGTAGGGCAAGTAGCGTTAATATCCATTTGATTACCGTATGTTGCAATACGAATAGCAATTAATATAACATCCATATCTAAACTTGGTATGGACCACGGGTCTTTAATAGAAGGTACACAACTCTTAATAACTTCAACGGTACTGCTTCCGTTAAGTAGTGCATCTGGAGTTTTAAAGACTAACTCGTCTTTTGCAGTCATTGGAAATACACCTATCTCGCCATTTTGTGGAAGATCTAAGGCACCATGTGCATAGTAGTTTCCTTTGCTGGGTAGAGATACATATACTTCGGGTTTACGAAAATACCCGGTTAAGGGATTTTGATCCTGTTTTAAAGGATTCGCGTTTTCATCCATGTTTTGCTCCGATAAATAAACATATGTACATTAGTACAATAGTATTTATCTGGGTAGATTATGGCAGTTACAGTAGACATAGACGGTGGTAGAGTAGAAATCAGTGACGTAGCAACTGAGAAAACACTTGAACGATTAGTTAACTTAATGGAAAAAAGTTCAACTAACAAAGATCCTAGCAAAGCTGCAGAATTAAAAGCTCGTGTGGCAACCACACAACAATTGACAAAAGGAGTAGTCAAGTTAAAAGCACTAGCAAGTGCTGGTTCAGATGCCACTGATGCATTAGAAGATGCAGCCAAAAGTGCAAACACATTTTCAGCCAGAGGCAAAAAAATGCTGGACGCAGTACTTGGTTCTGCTAAAGGATTAATACAGTTTGGTGGAGAAGTTGCCGGAACTGGCATGAATATGAAGTCACTAGGTGACGCAGTAGACAAAAATGCTAGTCACTTTGGTGCTTTAGGTGCCGTTTTTGGTGCAGCCGCAGGTGCTATAGTAGGACACAGTGCAAACTTAATTGACACATTTGATGGATTAAGTTCAACCGGTGCAACATTTACAAATAACTTATTTGATCTTGAAAGAGTAGCGGCTAACAGTTATTTGTCATTAGAACAAATGACAGGTATGTTACGACAAAACAGTGAAAGTTTAGCAGTATTTGGTGGTAGTGCAAGATTAGGTGCAAAACGTTTTACTGAAATGAACCGTGTTGTACAAGACACTTATCGTACAGACTTTGCTATGTTGGGTATTAAGGCTAGTGAAAGTGCAGAACTGTTAGCACAATTCACTGCAATGCAAGCCAGAAACACACAGTTTGCAACAATGGGTGTGCAACAACAAGCACGAGCCGGAGCCAATTTTGTAAAAGAAATACAAATGATGGCAAACTTAACTGGACAAGATCGTAAACAACTTGCTAGTAAAATGGCAAACGATAAACGTAGAGCAGATGTTGAACTACAATTGAGTCGTATGACTGGTGAAGCATCCAAAGGTGCCAGAGCTGCATTTGCAACAATGGGTACACAGTTTGGTGAAAGCTCGCCAATAATGGACGCATTAAGAACTAGTTTCTTAGGATTACCGGCAGCGGCAACTACTGCTGGAAACATGTTACTACAAGACGGTAATATGGGTCCTGTTATTGCAAAGATTACTGCCGGGTTAAAAGATGGCACAGTGAGTATGACTGACATCCAAAAAGAATTAGCCGGAGTTAGTACTAAGTTTATCGATGCAAATAAAGGAATGGAAGGCATTGCACAATATAGTGAAATTGCAATGGCGTTTACAGAAGTATCGGCTGCATTATTAAATGCACAAAAGCAAAGATTAATAGTTGAAAAAGATTTTAACGGAGACTATGACAAGTTTGTTGCGGATCAAAAAACACAACTAGACGAAAATAGTAAGAACATGAAGAATGTTGACTTGCTATCACAAGAAATTGGTAAAACTGTAAGATTAGGTTTTAATAGTGTAACAGAGTCAGCAGTAGGCGTTATGTCAGCAGGTGTTAAATCTTTACAAACACTAGTTACTAGTATGCCAACATCAATGGACGCATTTACTAACGCAATTGGAGATGCTAGTAAACCAGCAACGGCAACAGGTGCCGCTATGGGATTGCAAAAAGGACTTGCGGCAGCAAAAACTCAGTTGGGTTTTTTTAAAAAAGCATTAGAAAGTATAGGAATTGGTGGCGGTACTGCTTCGGCAACTACTGCAACATCAACTAATATTGCAGAAGGTGTAATAAAAGGAGCCACAGAATCAGACAAGGTAGCAAAAGCAGCCGGCCAATCAACTACTATGCTTAGTAAAGCATCTGGAATGTTAGGCAAGATTCTTCCAAGAATTCCTATTATAGGTTCAGCACTTTCGGGTGGTGTAACATATGCAACCAGTGAGCAAGAAACACAAGTTGGTAAACTTAGTGAAGGTATTGGTTCAGGACTTGGATCATTTGGCGGTGCAGCCGGCGGAGCGGCAACAGGTGCATTAATAGGAAGTGCAGTTCCAATTATTGGAACTTTAATTGGTGGAATAATAGGCGGTATTGCTGGCGGTATTGGCGGAGATATGCTTGGTAAATCTGTAGGAGGTAAGTTAGCAAACTTCTTTGGATTTGCAGATGGCGGAATTGTTACACAACCAATTTACAATGCTGCGATTGGTGAAAAACCAGGAACACAAGAAGGTGTTTTTCCTTTACCTGCAAACTTTGACAAAGATACAGCCTTTGACAGAAGCGGTGAGAAAGCAATGGCTCAAGCGGCACAACAGATAGCAAAAGCAGTAACTAACTTTGATAACTCTGAAATGTTACAAGAGATGAGAAAATTTAATAAAAATATTAAAGTAGTCGGAGATAGACTAGCATAACGGTTGCAATAAATACAATAGTATGCTATTATAATAGTTACAACCCACGTATTGGAAGAAATATAAATGAGCTGGAAAAAGTATTTTAAAGTAGTAAATGCAGACAACATGACAGGTTCTGTTACTGCTCCTGCAGGCTCTCAGCCTGATGTAGGATTTAAAAATTATCAAAGTGTACTACCGGAAGTGTACACAGGACATCCTAATCGTATTGATAGGTACAATCAGTATGAAACAATGGATAGCGACAGTGAAATCAATGCCGCATTAGACATATTAAGTGAATTTAGTACACAAACAAATGTAGAAAACCATACACCTTTTGACATATTTTTTAAAAGTCAACCAAGTGATACTGAAACACAAGTTATCAGAGAAGCACTATATAACTGGATTAGTTTAAATGATTTTGATAGACGTATTTTTAAAGTATTTCGTAATACTATTAAGTATGGAGATCAAGTGTTTATTCGTGACCCGGAAACTTTTCAATGGTTTTGGGTAGACAACGCAGATGTTGTAAAAGTTATTGTAAACGAAAGTGCTGGAAAGAAACCAGAGCAATACATACTAAAAAATATTAATGTTAACTTTCAAAATTTAACAACTACACAACCGCAACATTCAGATCAAATGACTGGAAAAATGAGTGGCGATCAAAGTGCAGGTAATGTTTATGATTTAGGACAACATCAAGGATCATCAAGTAGTGGTTCACGTTTTAGTAATAGTACAAATGAATTGGCTATTGATGCAAAACACGTTGTACATATTAGTTTAACAGAAGGATTAGATCCTAACTGGCCATTTGGACTTAGTGTGCTTGAAAGTGTTTTTAAAGTATACAAGCAAAAAGAATTATTAGAAGATGCGATTATCATTTACAGAGTACAACGTGCTCCTGAAAGACGTGTTTTTTATATTGACGTAGGTAACATGCCAGCACACATGGCAATGGGTTACGTCAATAGAGTTAAAAATGAAATACATCAAAGACGTATTCCAAGTCAAAGCGGTGGTACTAATACAATGGATGCAACATATAATCCATTAAGTATTAACGAAGACTACTTCTTTCCACAAACTGCTGAAGGTAGAGGTTCAAAAGTTGATACATTACCAGGTGGTACAGGACTTGGTGAAATTGATGACTTAAAATATTTTACTAACAAGTTATTTAGAGGATTAAGAATTCCAAGTAGTTATTTGCCAACTGGTGCAGATGATGGAAGTTCAACAGTAGTTGACGGAAGAGTTGGAACGGCATTAATTCAAGAATACAGATTTAATCAGTATTGTAAAAGATTACAACACAGTGTAGCAAGTACATTTGACTTTGAATTTAAAATGTTCCTTAATTGGAAAGGCTACAATATAGATAGTAGCATGTTTGAGCTTAGAATGAATGAGCCTCAAAACTTTGCCGCTTATAGACAAGCAGAAATTGACAGCCAACGTGCTTCGTTATTCCAGAGTTTAGTAAGTACAGAATATTTAAGTAAACGTTTCTTACTTAAACGCTTCTTAGGATTAAGCGAAGAAGAAATAACTGATAACGATAGAATGTGGGCTGAAGAAAACGGAGCGGCTAACATAGGTAGCTCTCCAGGACAAGAACTTAGAAGTGTAGGTGTCACACCAGGTGATATTAACACTGATTTTGATTCACTTGAAACAGGTGATGATGCAGACATTGGCGGTGACGCTGAAGTAGACTTAGACTTAGATGTAGGTGGAGGCGATCTACCGGCAGATGATGCTGCAGACGAGTAAAGGTAAATATTAGCATGGAACTAGATGATCTTTTTAAAAAGAATAGACAAGACGGCGAAAGCGACAACAGTACATTAGAAATTACTGATACTCGAAAAAGCCGTTTGACCTTAGAGCAAATCAACAAAATGCGTCGTATTCGTGAAGCGAAGAAACTTGAAGAATATGAGAAGCTCAAACGTATAAAATTACAATACGGTGGCGACAAAGGGTCAGATTAGACTAGATTTAGTTCAAGTTATAGTTATCTCCAAATAAATGTCAAAAAGTGCTACTTTTTTGCCTTTATACCTACCTTTATTGAAAACATAAGTAAATATTACTACCATAATAAAACATATCCTAATAGGAGTCTGAAAATGAGCGATAAATGGAAACAATTAATTGACCTAGTGGTCAATGAAGAAGAAGATAAAGCCTCTGAGCTTTTTCATGAGATTGTAATTGAAAATTCTCGTGAAATTTATGGAAACTTAATCAACGATGAAGCAGTTGAAGAAGATTCTGTAGACGAAGTAAGCAGTGATGAAGTTGATAATTTTATTGACGATATCAAAGCAGACGAAGAAGGCGTTAGAGAAGAAGACGATGACGATGATCTCGAAGGTGCAGAAGATGAAGTTAATGATGCAATGGACGTTCCAAGTGAAGAAGACCATGCAGAAGGCGACATTGAAAACCGTGTAGTTGATACCGAAGATAAGGTAGCAGAACTAGGCGACGAAATTGAAGCACTTAAGGCAGAATTCGCTGAGTTAATGAATGATGATGATTCTGAAGATGCTCCAGAAATGGAAGCAGTAGAAGAAGCAACTGAAGAAGAAGCAGAAACTGTTGAAGAAGCAACTGAAGAAGAAGCAGAAGCAGTAGAAGAAGCAACTGAAGAAGATGCAGACGCTGTAGAAGAGTCAGAAGAAGTTGTAGTTGAGTATACAGAAAAAGCACCAGCACCAAAAGGTGGTGATGATGATAATGCAACATCAACTGTAGCAAAATCTGGTAAGGGCGGAATCAAAAATTCTAGTTCAGCAGAAGAAAAAGGCGGAGCAACACCTAAATCACAAAGCATGGGTGGAACAACAAAGCCAGACATGAAAAAAGTCTAAGGAGTACTTAGATGTCCTCAGTATACTTAAAAGAGAACTTGACATTTGATCAAGCTCGTATGATTACAGAAAGTTCAGATGATGGCAAGGACTTGTTCCTTAAAGGCATTTGCATTCAAGGTGGCGTTACTAACGCCAACGGACGTAACTACCCAGTAAGTGAAATTACTAAGGCAGTTTCGGCATTAAATGAACAAATTACTGAAGGCAGCTCGGTATTAGGAGAAGTCGATCATCCAGATGACTTAAAGATCAACTTAGATCGAGTATGTCATATGATAACCGATGCATGGATGGATGGTCCAAACGGTTATGGTAAATTAAAAATACTTCCTACGCCAATGGGGAGTCTAGTACGAACAATGCTAGACAGTGGCGTCAAGTTGGGAGTATCAAGCCGCGGTAGTGGCAATGTCAATGAGGCTTCGGGAGAAGTAAGCGACTTCGAAATCGTCACAGTCGACGTAGTTGCACAACCAAGTGCTCCAAACGCCTACCCAACTGCAATATACGAAGGTTTATTGAACATGAAACATGGTCATAAAACTTTAGAAATGGCTGCAGAGGCACAAGGAGATGCTCGTGTGCAAAAATACTTAAGAGATGAGGCTTTACGCCTAATCAAAGAACTTAAACTAAGGAGTTAACCAATATGTTTGACGCACTCAAACCATTGCTTGACAGCGGTATTGTAAATGAAGAAACTAAGACCGAGATTCAGGAAGCCTGGGAATCCAAGTTAAATGAAACTCGTGATGAGATTCGCTCTGAACTAAGAGAAGAATTTTCAAGACGCTATGAGCATGATAAAAACACAATGGTTGAGGCTCTAGACAAAATGGTTACTGAAGGACTACAGTCTGAAATCGAACAAGTCGTTGCAGAACGCACAAAGCTCGAAGAAGACCGTGTCAACTTTAATGCTAAGATGACTGCAAAGTCAGAAAAATTTGAAGGCTTTATGGCTACCAAATTAGCAGAAGAGTTAGCAGAACTAAACGAAGACCGTAAAGCACAGGCTAGTACACTTGATAAGTTACAAAAGTTTGTGGTTAATGCTTTAGCAGAAGAGATTAGCGAATTCCATAAGGACAAGCAATCTGTTGTTGAAACAAAGGTTAAGTTAGTTGCAGAAGGCAAGAAACAAATTGAGTCATTAAAGACTAAATTTATTGATCGTGCTTCTACACTAGTTCAGAAAACAGTAACTGAGAACCTCAATAACGAATTAACTCAACTTAAAGAAGATATCGAACAAGCACGTCAGAATAACTTCGGACGTAAACTATTTGAAACTTTTGCGGCAGAGTTTGCAACTTCACATCTAAATGAAAACGCAGATATCAAAGACTTACAAAAGCAAGTTGAAGAAGTAAATGCAAAGTTGGCAGAATCTACAAAAACTAATGATGAGAAATCAGTA